ACACCCAAGCGTTGCCGTTATGATCTAGATTATTTTCAGATTCGACAAAGCCTCCAAGTGAGCCAGCTACAACTAAGCCAAAATCAATTAACGCTTTGATTCTGTATAATTTCTTGCCCGACCAATGCTCAATAAATTCATCGGTTAGTTCATATTTTTTACGTTCGGTCATTATTTTGTTCCTTATAGTAAAAATCCCGCACTTGGCGGGACTTGTTATTAATCTGTACGTTCTTTTAATTAGTACTTAGTTGATTATCGTTCTGTGGATCTTCTTGTGGGATATCTGGGTATTTAAACCATCCTTTTCGGACGTCATTTAAATACCAAACAGTGCCATCGTCGCATAAAGCAGATATATTAAATTGATCACCCATGCTGCCACTTACCATCGTGCTTTCGCAGATTTGAATAATTTTTCTAGTCATAATTTTTACCCCATTTGTTTAATCAACTCATCGTAATACGCACTCGCCAAACTCACACGCTCTTGGATTTTGGCGATAACTTTCTCATCTCGCTTAATCGTTACGGTGGTAATGCGCTTTTTAATCGGGATTTGTTCGACTAAATCGACGTATTTTGTTGGGTCTTGCCATTGTGGAATTTGGTCTAGAGGAGTAGGGAATAACACAAAATCAATTTGAGCTTCTTCACAATCCCAAAGCCACATATAGCCTTGCATTTGTGCGTCATAGCCTTGTTTAATCACTTTCGCTTCGGCTTCATCACGAAAGAACGGATGAGAGCCGATATCGTACGTACATTTTGTATCAATAATTAACTTACGGCTTGGAACATAAATATCGCATTCGCCTGTTAGAATAGCGTTTCCGCAGGCTGTATTTCTGCGCTCAGTATTCTTTTTAAGTGGCAGACCACGAGTCATACCGCTTAATTTAATTGCTTGATCTTCTAGCTCTAGTCCTTTAGCTGTGAACTTATTACCTTCAAATGACTGCCAACCGAACAAGTCAAATTTTGCAATTTCTCGCACAGCAGATTTTGCAGATTGAGAGATTTCTCCAGCTTCTTTTTCCGCTTTTGTTTTTGGCTCAGATAGAAAATTGCTTAATCCCGAACATCTTACCGTGAGTTGATATAAGTTATTGGTTTCTTTCATTTTCGATTTTCTCTAATTCGTCATATTGCGAATTACTGAACTGTACGCCGTTATCGCACAATTCTTGTAGAGTTGTTTCGCCATTCAGAATATTTTGTTTATAAAGCTTAAAATTTTCTGGAGTAGCGGTCATATCTACGAACTCTGCGTCTTGAATATCGTTGTCAGGATAAGAAAACTCTGAATTATCTACATCTTTAACTACGGCTTGATCAGCGAGAACTGCTTGTTGCATCTCCACTGATAGTGGAGCTTGTTTTGATAACAGCAACTTCATTACTGTTTTGAGTGCCATCGCTTCAAAGTTGTCCGCCCACACGCTCGTCGCCCATTGTCCTTTCGCTTTCTTATCAAGATAAGTACGATAAGTCTGTGAATAGCGTTGTGCGTGCTGATCAACCTCAAAAGCAGTCATATACAACTCAGCAGTAAAAGTATTTACAAGCTGAAAGTAAGCGTAATAACCAACTGGCTTTTCGTTTGCTTCAGGTTTCTGTTTCCAATCAAACTCATAGCCATTAATAGGGTCTTCGTTGATTAGCTGTTTCTCGTAAACTGGCACGGCAACCAATCGCTTAAACTGTCCGCTACGTTGCGCCAACTGAATTAAGCCTTTATAACCTAGCTGAAATTGAGCTTCGGTCTTACGCTCTTTCTTATTTTGGTAAGGGACGATATAAGCAAAACCTAAACCATTTTGAAGCGGTAGATTAAGTGTTGCCGCCATACAAGCGGCGTTGAATACGCTCATTGGTTCGGCATTACGCAGCATTGAGTTACTATTCACAATTTGTAGGACGCTTGTTGTAAAAGTTGCCGCATTCTTATTGAGTAGCTCTTGTAGTTTTTGTTTTACATTAGGGCTTTCAAACAAGGTTTTAATCGGGAATTTATCCTGTTGTTTAGCGATTTGGGTTTGTTGTTGGTTTTGAGTTGTCATATTTTACCCCTCCATAATATTACGAACACGTTTTACAATGCTTTCAGCCTTGCTTGGCTTATTGATATTAAATAAGCGGTCAGTGGTGGTTTTACGTGATTTACCGTTAGCAAAGTAAATCGTTACTTGGTTACCGGTTTGTTTAAAACCGGTGATTTGTAATCCTTGCATTTTGATTTCCTCTTGTTGGATAGCCTTTTCTAGCATTTCTTTTGCCGGTTCGAGTTTCGCCGGTATGGCATTTTCTTGACCGCTTACTTGCTCGGTTTCTGCTTGTAAGTTTTCGTCCGTGCCGGTTAAATCCTTGAACTTAATTTGGCGTTTGCGGCTGAGAATCGAATACTTGTTTTTTACGCTTAATTTCACGTCGTCGAGCAATGCAAATTTTTTTGTTATTCCAATCCAGTCGCCGTGTTCACTAAATAGTTTGGCGAAATAACCGTCATCTTCTTTGTGCAGCTCTACGATTAATTTGTAACTCATTGTTCAACCTCTAAATTCGATTGGGATTTGTTGTGATTTTGGATATTTGCAAACATATTCGGTGGTATAAGCTCTGCCGGTTGGTCTGTTTATCATCTCGCCGCCGGCTTGTTGGCAATGGACTTGCTCGAGTGTTTGTTTGCCGTCAAAATCATTAGATTGACAGCCGGTAACTTGTCCGCCAACAACTAGCGCAAGTGTAAGTGCGCCAAGTACGTAACCTAGATTGCTCATAAAACACCTCTAAACTGTTTGTAAATTAATCTAATCCTTGAATTTTAGGTAAAAAAAGACCGCTTGTTACGGCGGTCAAAGGAGGTTTACCTAAGGAAATAAATATCGGCGTTTTAAAGTTTCAGCCGTTCAACTTGCCATTTAGAACCGCTCTACTCGGGCAGAGTGCAAACAGAAAGAACCCGAGGGAGAACTTAGAGCGGTTTTAGATAGCGCCTGTGTTTACTCCCACAGGCAGGAGGTTTTTACACACAAACTTCTAACATTAACTATCACAACTCGCTTTTAAGTGTGCTTCCAGCGCATTCTCAAAAGCGGTTGTGCCAGCTAATTCATCTGCTATCACACTAAATCCGTTCGTGCGCAGCAGCGTTAGGACTTTATCTTCAAGCCTGAAATAAGGCTTGTCAGATTCATCAGGCGGAGCGCCTAAAATCACGTTGTCGTAGTAGCTCATACATACCTCTTATACTCATCAGAAAGCGCACTAAAGGAAAAATTTACAAGCACTTTTAAACATAACGGAGTACCTAAAGTGCGCTTTCGGATGAATACCGCCACCGAAGATAGCGGTATGATTAAAGGATATATAAATGTCAAATCACGGTGTTTACTTCCACACCTCAAAACGTCCTTTTGTTCGTCTCACGGCTAGCTTCGTTTGATTCTTCGCAAAGACGCTTTGAGGTGCACTATCGTTATTTCGTGACCCGATAGCGCAAAGGTCGGAGTCGGAAATTCTTGCACCTTATTATGTGCGACCAGTAATTCCCTGATACATCACCCGATTTAGGTTACCTATCTTATTGAGCGGTGGGTCTATATGGTCTTCCACGCTTTGACTAACTCTCACCAATCATTATGGCAAGCAATGTATCTGTAATCTGATTGTTAAAGAGCGTTGCCTTTCGGCTAGGGCAGAACCCTTATTCAAGCCCTCCGACCGAGGGCTTAGTAAAGATTCTTAGCAGAGATACATATTCCAAAGTTGTTCGGCTTTTTCAGCGTTCATTTTTTCGCTTTGGCTCCACTCAATCAGCTTACCGTTTCTAAACATTGCTCTTTCAACGACAAATTCATTTGTTTCTTCATTTTCGTATGCTTCGAAAATTTGAATAAATCCGTTGCCACGTTTCTCTTTATGTCTGCATAAGATGAAATCTTTATTGTTGAATACGCTTTGAGTGTCCATTTTGTTTCTCCGTTTTGCTGTACTGCGTTTTGATGGGTGTATAATACAATAAGTATTTTTATAGTCAATACAAAATGTATTTATCCAATGAAATAAAAATACAATATGTATTTAAAACTTTGATTTTAAAGGAAATAAATTTTTGGAAAATTAGTTTGATTGCTTGTTTTTTAGTCAATTCAGGTGGGATTTTGAGAATTTTTGCGATCTAGATCGAAGAGATTAGCTGCTGTTTTTGACCGAAATGTGGATTTCTCTATCATAATGACAAAGCAAGGAGGACTTATGAATGTATCGAAAGACGATGTTTTAATCGAACTAAGCAATCTTATTGGGAAAGATAGAGCAGTATTGTTACTGTTGCTACAAGCGCTTAAAGATGGGCATGGAGAATTAATATCATTAGCCCATCAGGAGATAGAGATTATTGAGTAGTAGGTGACCATTTTCAAATAATGTACGGCTGTTGGCGAAATTGATTTCGTCAAGATAAAAGAAAACCGCCATGAGGCGGTTTAGTTTAGAGGCTTTTAGCAAATTCTAATAACTGGCGGTCTTCATTCCAGCTGATATGTGGTATTTTAAATTTATCGAATGTTCGTTTGATAGTGTTTAAAATATTGACTTTATCTGCTGTATCGGGCGTGTCTAGTGTAAAAAGAATATTGTCTGTTTTTAATAATCCTTCTTCTTCGGCACGGTTGATTTTAGCCACCCAACTATCGCAATGTTCAATCATACTTGGACTTTCAATTTGATCAAATGCCAGTGGTTTCACTGCTTTTAAGATTTGTGGGTCGTTATCGTTTTTTAATGCAAGAGGTAATGTAAATTTAGCCAATTCCCCCCGTACTATGTGCTGTTTATAGCTTAGTAAGATTTGATCAGCATCTTGCTTGAATAGCATTCTATAATGCTTGATGATGCTTTGTTCTTGGCTTTCTGTTTTAACTCCAGCATTTTGAATAAACTGATGATATAGATTATTGAAATAAGTTTGTGGATCATCAACCATACCAACAGCAGCATTACTATATTGTATAATACCTTCTTTAACATCAACGTAGTGATGAAAAAAGGTAGCCATTTCTTGAGGTGATACATCAAAAGGCTGATTAACAATATATTGTAATTCGGTATCAATAGTATCACGTACGCTTTCAAAAATTTTGCTACGATAGAAGAAATCATTCACTCGTTTGTTATTCTTGCTGACTAATCGATAAGTTAATTTTTTAATTTCAGGCTCACACATCAATAAACCAACATTGACGAATTCGCCTGTTTCAAAGTACGGACGATACCGCACAAAACTATATAAAATAGGGTATTTCATTCTATGTTGTTCCAATAGTGAGGGTAAGTGATTCGGGAAAGAATTGTTTTAATTCTATGAATTTCGGCATCCATTTTTTGATATTCTTCATCATCAATAGGAAACCAACAATCAGGAATTTGCTGATAAATATCGTTAAATTCGTTTAATATGTCAATCGCTTTTTGACTAAAAACGTCTTTATCTACCCAATCTAAGCGCCAGCTCCTGTTTTGAGGTGCAAATATATGCTCATCAAATTGTGCGTATTCATCAAATGCCAAATTGTGATCTATCACAAGAATTTTTTGCTGTTGTTCATCAAACAATAAATTAATATTGCCAGTGCCTACGCTGGAGGCTGTTCTATCGGAATTTAAAATCCAGCGGTCAAACATGTAAAGCAATTTCTGCGCTGTTTCATCAAGGTAGTGGATATTTGTTGCCTGTGCTGTCTTTGCTACTTTAGCGTGCTTCATAAATATTGAAGCGAATGCTGTACCTGTTGGCAAATCACTTCGCCACTCAGCCGATACATAGCTATTTGATTCTAGCGTTACTTCAACAAAGCAAACTTCGGGGCTAGGTAGTGCGATTTTGTGAGCAAGAATAGACCCGAATACTTCCGCCAATAGTTGAGGTAAAGGCATCATAGCAAGTGTTTTTACGATAACCCATTTTCCTGTGTCTGTTTGACAAATAAAAGGGCGAGTGATCCCCATTTTCGCCCTTTCCCGAATGAATATTATTTTATCCATATATTTTACCCAATAAAATTCAGCTGCTGGCTCTGGTGGACTTTTACCCTTGTGATTCAACAGCTTGCTCAATATCCTCAAACGCTACAAATCGATAGGCTTTAACAATTGCCCCCACGGTGTGAATATTAACCACTTCATTTTCCGGTAGATTGAATGGTTGATGAGAGTTATTAATACTTGAAAAGCGATATTCACCATCACGGTGCCAATCAAGAGTCTTAATCATATACTGACCTGCAATAGTACAAATCAGTACATCATCACCATTCATTGGTGGTGTATTAGGTTCAATTACAATATATTCACCACTTTTAATGCGAGGCTCCATTGATGAGCCTTTACCGCGCACAGCGTATGCATCAGGATCTGCGCTGTATAAATTGATGTAGCCTGTTCTTAATTCTTCCAATCTTACCGTTTCATCACGTCCCATTGTTGCTTCACCCACTACTGGGATAATCCCATCCTTTGGTTTTCCTATTATTTCAAGTTCATCATTGTCTAGCGTTGTAATTAATCCATCAGAATTAAGAATTACCTGATCTACACCAACAACATTAAGCATTTTTGCAACATCATCAAAATTTGGAGTTCTTCTGCCTGTTAGCCAATGCCCAATAGAACCCTGCGTTCTATCTAATGCCTCCGCTATGTCATCTTGTTTAAGATTTTTCTCTACCATTTTTTCACGAACAAACTCATTCCACTGCCTTTTCATAATGTCTCCTAATAAATTTTTCTAATTATTACGCTTTGTATTAATTTATTAAAATACAAAAAGTATTTACTTTTATCAAATAAAAATACATAATGTATTTACAAGTTGATAGAGAGGAAATATGAACAAGATACTCATATTTAGAAAAGAAATAGGTTTAACGCAAATGGAGTTAGCAAATGAGATCGGTATTACTCAAGGGGCATTAGGTCACTATGAGCAAGGACGAAGAAAGCCATCATTAGCAATGTCCAGAAAACTAGTGGAAGCGTTAAATAAGTTTGGTGCGAATGTATCGATTGATGATGTGTTCCCGCCAGAAAACGAGAAATAAAAAACCCACGCTGTAACGTGGGCTTAAAAGTTTAACAACGAAAAGGTATTTTCGATGAATCAATTATTAAATATTTCAGAACAAAAATCAAGCGCTATCACGATGAGTAGCCGTGAGATTGCGGTGTTAATCCAAAAAAATCATAGCGATTTATGTCGTTCAATCGGTAGATTGATCGAAAAGCAAGTGATTAAGGGGTATCAGCCAACGGCTTACACCCACCCGCAGAACGGTCAGAGTTATTACGAATATCATTTAGCTAAAAGGGATTGTTTAATTGTCGTTGCTCAGAATTGCCCTGAATTTACAGCGGCAATTGTTGATCGCTGGCAAGAGCTAGAAAACCAACAAGCGGTTAAATTGCCGCAAAGTTTTGCAGAAGCCTTGCGCTTGGCGGCAGATTTGGAAGAAGAGAAACAAGCCCTCTTACTCGAAAATCAACAACAATTAGCGCAAATCGAATCAATGGAGAGCTATTTCCGTAATGGAATCTCAGCTCCTCAATTTGCTAAAGGTTTGAACGGCGTTAATTCGCATCAAATCAATGAGCATTTACATCAAGTTAGATGGTTATACAAAGATGCAAAAAATCAATGGCGAGTGAGCTCTTACGCACGAGATCGCTATATGACGGAGCAACCCGTTCCAGTACTGAATCACGGCAAAGAACAGTTAATGACTTACAAGCCTGTTTTACTCCAAAAAGGCGCCGCCAAAATTTACGAATGGTACACGCAAGGAAAACTCACGATGAAAGCAAATTGGAATGGTGAATTCACGCAAGATAAGGTGGTGGGTCTATGAGTAGGTTCATCCCAAATTCATTTCAGGTCCCGAATGCAGTCGTTGATGAATTTTTAAGAAAAATGTCAGGCCCCGGCATTAAGTGCTATTTGCTAATCACTCGCCAAACAACAGGTTGGCAAAAACAGAAAGACCGCATATCAATTAATCAATTTATGGAAAAGTGCGGGATCAAGGACAAAAGAACTGCTCAAAATGGAGTGGCAGAGCTTGAGGAATTAGGTTTAATCATTGCCTTTAGACAACTAGGAGAAATTACTGAATTTACGCTTAATTTTGACTTTGAATGCGATGAATGTGAACCAGTAGCAAAAAATGTACCTAGTATCAAAAATTGCACGCAACCAGTAGCAAAAAATGTACCTAGTACCAGTAGCAAAAAATGTACCTCTACAAAAAACAATATTAAAAACAATATTACAAATAATACCCTTACGGGTATTAATGCACGCATACGCGAGACGAAAAAATCTGCTGTGTTGATGTTGCTTGAACAATTCGGCATTACAGGCAAATTGGCGGAGGATTTTATCGTACACCGCAAAGCCAAAAAAGCCCCGATTACCGAAACTGCACTGAATGGCTATCAGCGAGAGGCAGACAAAGCCAAAATCCCGATTCAAAAGGCGGTGGAAATTGCGATTGAACGCGGCTGGACAGGATTTAAAGCCGATTGGCAATGGCAAGACGATCAACCTAAACATCGCCCAAAAGACAATATGCGAGCTGAATGGAACACCCCTGAAGCGTGGGCGGGGGTGCTTTGATGAGCCTGCAAAAAACAGAACAAAATCGACCGCTTGCAGCGTTAGGCGAGCAGCAAGGCAAATTATCCAGCGAAATCGAAAACTTGGTTGATCGCATTTTCGACCAGTTGTTAGCAAGCTGCCCAAGTATTCAATACTGGTCGGAAAAGCAAGTTGCCACCGCTAAACAGCAATGGATTTTAGGTTTTGCAGAAAATCATATCCGCACGATTGACCAAGTTCGGCAGGGGATGAAAGCCTTGCGAGCCAAAGAGGATGATTTTGTGCCAAGCGTGGGAAAATTTATTGGTTGGTGTAAGCGGATTGATTTTGAGGAACTAGGTTTACCAACCGTGGAGCAACTGCTCAAGCGATTGAATTATTTTTCTGCTTTCGGGTTTAGTGAAATTCACGAGTTTAAATTTCGGTCAGATGCCGAATACTGGCTCTTAACCGATTTGTACGATCGAAATTGTCAGCACAGCTGGAAAGACGAAACGCTCCGCAATCAAGCTGAAAAAGTGTTAATTGCAATGGCAAAACGGATTCAATCCGGTGAAACAATACCGGCACCGGCTATCACGTTACCGAAAAAATCAGAATGTTATGTACCGCCGGAAGATGTTATTTCTAACCGGTTTGCAGAGCTAAAAGCCAAGATGGGGATAAAACAATGACCGAACAATTCGACAGAAACACGTGGCAAACGCCTAAATGGCTTTTCCGTTGGCTTGAGCAAAGATTTTATTGGTTTCACATTGATGGAAGCTCAAATGGACTTAATGCTTTGACTACATTTTGGATAGGGCCAGCAGCGGAAGGTTTGGATGATGAAACGTTAAGCGGTCAAGTTGCAGATGACTTTTTAAGTGATGACTTGTTCGACCGCTTGATTGATTTTGTTGCTGACCAAGGCGAGTTACTCCGAATCTTCGTAAATCCGCCATATAGCGACCCATTACCGTTCGTTAAGCGTGCAGCAGAACTCAAAAGAGCCGGTCATTTAGTTGTGATGTTGTTGCCGGCGGACAAATCGGTGGAATGGTACGAAGTTATCCAAGAAAACGCTAGCGAAGTAATCGACATTATCGGCTATCGAGATGCGAAAGGTAAATTCCACTCAGGGCGAATTCATTTCGTGAATCCAGTAACCGGTGAAGAAGTGAAAGGCAATAACAAAGGCTCAATGGTGGCGGTATTCGATCCAACAATGCAGGATTTTGTTACTCGCACAGTAAGTTTAGATTTTGTGAAAAAGGTTGGTGAATTGATATGAAGCTATCAAAAGCAATACTAAGAAAATTAACAGGCGAGCAGAAAAAAGAACTTGAGTTGTTCGAGATGTATTTGTTTGAAGAAGAACGAGCGAAAAATACGATTATATCTTATATCTACGGTGTAGCCAGTTTCTTTTTATTTGGCGGTGAACTGGAAAAGGTAAATCTTGTACGCTTTAAGAAATACTTAACGGATAAGTATGAACCTCAAACGGTGAACTTGAGACTTGCCGGTTTGAATAATTACTTGATTTTTAAAGGGAGAGAAGATTTAAAAATCAAAATGCTGAAAATGACTAGATCCCCATTTACTGACGGGGTAATAAGTGAAGATGAATATCAGCAACTATTGGCGGTGGCCAAGATTCGCAATAAGAAAGTATATTTTATTATCCGATTTCTTGCCACGACAGGAGCAAGAATTAGTGAAGCGGTTCGTGTAACAAAGCAGGATTTTATGCGCGGGTATGCCGAAATGCATACAAAGGGAAAACATCGCCGCATCAATATTCCTCGATCTTTCATTGATGAAAGTAACGAATTCTTTGCAGATTTAGAAGATAAGGACTTCTTATTTTTGAATAAATATGAAAAACAACTTTCCACAAGAGGCATAGCAAATTTATTAAAAGATATTGCAGTAAAAGCAGGTGTGCGACGAGAAGTTGTTCATCCCCACAATTTCAGGCATTTTTTCGCTATTCAATTTCTGAAGCACAATAATAATCTTGCCTTACTGGCAGATTTGCTAGGACATTCTAGCGTTGATATGACAGCTTTGTATGCTCGTATGAGTCAGGGACAGCAGCGAGAAGCATTAAATGATGCGGTGGTTTGGTGATGAAGCAATTTATTAAAAAGATAAAAAGCCTAAATGGACGATACACCCAGGCGGAGATTTTTAATGATTTTTTGACGGTGTCTGCCAACACATTATCCAACTTTCATGATTTTCGATTTTCGAAACAGAGAGAATCGGAAAGCCAAATTATCTTCCGAAAATATAACTCGGGACAACAACACACATTTGCTGAATTATTGGCAATGTTGATGGCAAAAATCAATCAAGCAATTAAAAACCGTGAGCTGATTGATGTATTCAATCAGCTGTTTATGGACGGCTTTTCCGATGGTGATAAAGGACAGTTTTTCACTCCGCTTTCTGTTTCACAATTTATGGCAAATACTCAGGTGCAACACTTGATTAATCAGCCGGTTATTAAGCAAGGCGAAATGAGTTGTGGTTCTGGCGGAATGATCATTGCTTTTGCGGATAACTTGATGAAATACAACGTAGATTATCAAACAAAACTACTCGTTGAGTGTGGGGATGTTGATTTGCGTTGCGTGAAGATGTGTTACATCCAGCTTTATTTATACGGCATTCCGGCGAGAGTAATGCATCGCAATGAACTTGCAATGGATACATACGAAGAATTTACAACGTTTAATTACGGATTAGTGAAATATGCCGACAATATACAGCAAAGCCGAACTTGAGTTTATTAAAGAAAATTGCAAACTCGGTCGAGACGAATTGAGTCAGTTATGTTCAAAGCGTTTTCAGCGAGCGATTAGCCCCAATGCCATTCGAAAAATTTGCAGTCGTTATGGATTTTATAGCGATCATTCGGGCGGATTTCGTAAAGGGCAGAATAGTTGGAAGGATGGAAAACCGGCGGTAATGATTCCGAAGAATGGCTTTAAAAAAGGTATTCCTCCGGTTTTGAAGAAGAAATTGAATACTGAACGCCGGCAGGGTAAGGCAATTTGGGTAAAAGTGGCAGAGCCTGACGTATGGATGAGCAGGGCTGAATATGTTTGGCGGCAGCATCATGGTCAAGTACCAAGCGATAAAGTGATTTGGCATATCGACGGAAATCAAGAAAACGATTCCATCGACAATCTGACATTGCTGTCCAGGCTTGAGTTGTTGCAGATTAATCGCCTGCAACCGAAAAAACAACCTCCAGCTTACCGTAAAACACTTGAGCTGTGTGGACGAATAAAAGCAGTAGTCATTGAGGCGAATAAGCATGAAAGATAGCACCGAAGAATTAAATATTTTACTTTTTGAGCAATTAAGAACGGTCAAAATGGCAAATAGCGACGAGCTAGATGTTGAAATTAAGCGAAGCAAAGCGATAACTGACATTGCCGAAAAAATTGTAGGAAACGCAAAAGTGGCGTTAGATGGTAGAAAGTATTTGGCTGACACTGGATTGATGCATGCCAATTTACCAAATTACCTTCAAATAGATAAAGATAAGAAGCCATGATCTTTAAGGAATGTTTGGATTTTATTAAAAAGGTTGGTGGGTATGACTTATGAAGATTTGGCCTCGACATTTTTGGCAGTAATTATCTGCTTTGTGATTTTATCAAGAGCGAAATTTTAGAAAATGAAAGTTCAAATGATTAAATCCGCCGGCGGTGCGTTTGTACCGCTGGATGATGAGCAAGCGAATGTGTTGAAGAAGTTTCGTAATGGCGAGCAGTACGAGATTGAAATCAAGCTATCACGCAATCCGCAATTCCACCGTAAAGTCTTTGCGTTTTTTAAATTCTGCTTCGATCACTGGTCGGCAGATAAAACCGATTGGCGGTATTTTGACGAGCGTACGCAATTTGATGTATTCCGCAAGAATCTAACCGTACTAGCAGGTTTTAAAGACGTGAGCTATACCATTGATGGGCGTATGCGAGTTGAGGCGAAATCACTCGCTTACGGCAATATGGAACAAGACGAATTTGAGCGTTGCTATAACTCGCTAATCAATGCGGCAATGCGGACGATTTTCAAAGGTTGCGAAGATTCAAGAATTTTAGACCGCCTGTATGCGTTTTTTTATTAAATCAACCGACTTAATTTTAAGCCGGTTAAATTGGGAGGATGTTAAGAATGGGTTGGTTTACATTGGTTAGTTTACTAATTTTAATTGGTATTTTCATAAGCTATTACCTCAATAATCCATTTGCTGGAGCTTTGGTTTTAATGCTTGGTGCTTATATTTTTGACTTAATGGCTTCTATCTATGTAATTTCTTACCTCCTGTTTGCGATTTTATTATTCCCTTTATATTTATGGATAGTGCTAATCGAAACTTTGGTTCACTTAGGTCGTAGCTGTTCTTACTATTCCTTTGTTTTTGATATTAAAGACTATCCGCAAAGATTAAAAAGCTTTCTGTATGGGAATTATCAATAATGAATAACAGTGAAATCAAATGCCCAGACTGTGGGGCAATTTTAAAAGACTGGCGGACGTTTTCGGAAAAGTCGGAAATTGACAAAGAGAAACCGTTTGAGTGTGTGGGATTCCGCTGTGGTAAGCGGTGGAGTGAGGAGGAGTTAAAACATGAAAAATAACACGTTAGATCAAATCAGAGACGAACGAGCCAAAACGCACGGAAGATTCGAGGATGGAGCAAAGGTATTTGAGATCTTAACAGCTCCGGTTGCGCAAGCTTTAAATGACGGACACATCTCAGATGTGCAGCATTATGGGTTGATTATGGCGATGTCAAAAGTTACACGAATTTTAGTCGGAGATCCGAATGAAAAAGATCACTGGATAGATGGCGCTAATTATTTACTGCTTGGAGGTGGAGTTAATGACAGTAAATAAGCCGCCAAAGCAGCACAAATGTAAAGAGTGCGGGGCGTATTATATCAAGTCCAGAAGCACACAACAGGCTTGCTCTATCAAGTGCGCTATGGCGATCGGCAAACGAAAAGCCGAAGAAAAACGCAAGAAGCAAGAAAAATCCGACCGATTGGCGGCGCGTAAACGAATGAAATCTTTAAAAGAAAAGCTGAAAAGCCGTAAAGAGTGGATGAGCGACTTGCAGAAGATATTCAACAAATTCATTCGCTTGCGTGATAAAGATTTGCCGTGTATTTCGTGCGGCAGATTTCACGCCGGCAAATATGATGCCGGTCACTATAAAACAGTGGGAGGTAATCCGGAGCTAAGATTCAATGAGGACAATTGTCACGCTCAATGTGTGCCGTGTAATCAGCACCTACACGGCAATATTGTGAATTATCGCATTGGGTTAATTGAACGCATAGGAATTGAGAGGGTGGAGTTTTTAGAGCGAAAAGACCACCCGCCGCAAAAGTTATCGGTTGATGAAATTAAAAGCCTAATTAAGCATTACAAAGCAAAAGTAAAAGAATTAGAAGGATAGCGAATGATTCCTAAGCATATACAGAATACGTGGCTGCCTCCAGCAAAGCAAAAGCATTACGAAGAAGTTTTTAAAATGTATGGAGCTTGGGAGTTTAGCGGATTAGACCGAGACAAGAGAGTAAACATGATTTACAAGTTTATGCGTTCGGTCGAGGCGATCGATAAACTAGGAATGCGTCCAGTATGTAATGACCAGTTAGGCATGCTGATTAATGAAATACTGACCGTACGCACCAAGCACGCCAAAGGCGATACAGTTTTAATGCGTGATTTCTTCAAGCAGAAATATTGGTTTGGTCGTTCGGAGCGACAAATTGCAATGTATATGCAAAAGCGCGACGATGAGGGAAAATGCCTAAGACGATGGCAAGAGGTTGTTCAGCAAAATTTGCGAGAAATTGAACGTTATTTGGCTGAACAGCTTGAAAAGTTAATCCCTGTTCACAAAAATGCTAATTTTCTTAAAAAATATTTATTTTTTTCTTGATTTTAGTGCGTATGTGTTATAGTATTTGTGGTAACGGTGGGCGAAGTTTAAGTAATCTTCCGTTTGTTTACATATTTATGTCCTTTAGCCTCTATGATAAGAGGTTTTGCGTGTATCGTATAATGGCTATTACCTTAGCCTTCCAAGCTAATGATGACGGTTCGATTCCGTTTGCACGCTCCATAGTTACAAATTTTATAACCTCGATCGGTTTTTGCCAGTCGGGGTTTTTTATTGCCTCGAAAATAAAGCGGGGTGGAGTTATAAAATGCCGGATAAAACACCAGATGTTTGGGCAGCCTTGTTTGCTTACTTACATCAAAACTATAACGCCATCACTGGTTTTGTGATGGCTTTTTTTATGTCTATGCTGCGTGGATTTTTTTTACAACAAAAAATTACCTTTCGCCAGCGGTTGCTTGATGGCTCGATTTGCGGCGCACTTACATTGTCGTCTATGTCACTATTAGTATATGCCGGAGTGGGTGAGAGTTTATCTACGTTTGTTGGTGGCATGCTTGGATTTGTCGGCGCTGAGAAAATTCGTGAGTTTCTTTTTTCGCTTATTCGCAAAAAAATTGACGTAAACGATGTTGGTTTTGGCAAACAAAACAAGGTTAATGATTACGATGAGTTTAATTAATATGATACAGCAAATGTCAGATTCGCTAGATGTCAAAATGCACATTTCTGAGGCTAAATTTCTTTCTGTCTTTCCTAAATCCAAGCCTCTAATTTATCACGAGATTGCAAAATATATTGGTTTAGCCGGTTGCAAGACAAAAGAGCAGCAAGCTATGTTTCTAGCTCAATGCGGTCATGAGACGGCTGGTTTTAGCGCATTTTCCGAAAACCTGAATTACTCAGATATTGCACTGCTTCGCACATTCCCGAGATATTTTAATACCGGCAATGTAAAAGCGTACGCGAGAAAGCCGGAAAAAATTGCAAACCGTGCTTACGCTAACCGCATGGGTAACAGCGATGAGCAAAGCGGTGACGGTTATAAATTCCGTGGTCGTGGCTTGGTTCAGATTACCGGTAAAAATAATTATGTGCTATTTCGCAAGTGGTTGGGACGAGAGTTTAAGCTTGATGACGTCGGCACGGATTTAGAGCTAATCGTACTTGCCGGCGTTTGGTTTTGGCAAAAAAACAATCTCGCAGCACTCGAGCGTGTAATTGATGTAACTAAGCGCGTTAATGGCGGGTTAAACGGTTTGGCAGATCGTCAAGCTAAGTACGACAAATTGATGAGTTAATATGTTTACGTTATTAAGTAAAGCAAAACTATGGGCGGCGGGTATTTTGGCCGCCTTATTTATTGGTCTGCTTGTCAAATTATGGACGACACAAAATCAGCTATCTGTACTAAAGAGCCAGTACGACAAGCAGACCGCTCAAATCAAATCGCTTGAGATGACTAACGCAACGCTTGAGGCTGAGGCCGCTCATCTCAAAGTCTCATTAGCGGCAGAGCAACAAGCGGTCGAGCAACAGTCCGCTATCGCAGCACAATTTAGACGACAAGCGATAGATAAAAAAGAGGTGGTGAGATATGTGCTTAAAGACAATCAGTGTGCTAACCAGCATTTGCCTGACGCTGTTATTGAGCAGCTGCGGCAATAAGCCAGTTGTCACAAAGACGGTGTATCAATATCCGCCGCAAGCGTACATGGTCGAGTGTGAGCGTAGTCAGTTTACTGGTAAAACATACAAAGATGCGATAGAGCATTTAATCACAGTAACGGCAGAGCGTGATACTTGCGCAAGTCAGATTGACGGTATCAAGCGATGGCAAAAACAACATACCATTAAATAACTTCAATAACCGCACTATAACAGGTGCGGTTTTCTTTATGTAAATCAAATGCTACATAATTTAGCTATAAATCTGAGTAATGTATAAAAAATCTCGGGGTTATATCTAAGCGATGTAAATCAAATTAAACAAAAAGTAGGCATGGTGAAAGTTGTGAAATATGAGTTGAATTGGCTTGGCAAGGACTTTGCTAAAAGTTTAATTCACAGCCCTTCAGGAAAGGCATTAACTGAGGATAAGGATCATAATTCCGAACCTGTAAATAAGGACAGTGCTAATATTTTTATTGAGGGGGATAGTCTCGACGCCCTGAAATTATTGCAAAGCTCGTACTCCGGTCTGATCAAGATGATATACATCGATCCCCCATACAACACAGGGAAAAGATTTATTTATCCCGATAAATTTTCTTGGGCCGCTGATGAACTAGCCATTGCGTTAGGTGTGTCAAATGCAGAAGCTGAGCGAATTATTAAAACTACAAAGCCTAAACACTTATCTCACAGTGCGTGGCTCACTTTTATGTAT